CGAAGCACGTCTCGAGGAAGCCAGAGACAACATGGTTAAATATAACACCATGCAGGCTAAAGCTGACGAGTATGTGGCGACCCCCTCTGTTTTCAAGGACTCAGTCACCAACAAACCCAAGGAGCATTTAAACTCCTTAAGGCGTTCTCCGACCTCAACGCCGTTAAAGAACGGACGGACTACGGTGGTGCGATTTCATACGCCTCCACCGTCACCGAAATCGTCGGATCCCGAGGGGACCGGGGAGCCGCTTACAGAATCGGCTCTGCCCAAGTCCCCCATCGCGTCAAGCACAAAGAAGCGAAAGCGAAGACGGAACAAGTCCTCGCGGCCGAGCAGTTCCACCCGGAGCTGTTAGGTTACGCCTTCCCGGAGACTGGTGGTGAACCCGAACTGAAAGCGATCGCGGCCAATACGGCCCGTCGCCGGAAGTCCACCAAGCCTCCCCCGGACGTTTTGAAACGGGCGACCGACGCCGTGCTGAGAAACTACCCAAACGCAGGAATACCCGAGTCTATGACTGGGGAAGTTCCCGTTTTGAAACCGCTAGAACTGTCAGAGATCGTGCACTCCATCAACAAACGATCTTCACCAGGATACCCCTATTTCCATGTAGGGTCTACTAAGCGGGACTTTCTCGACGCACACTCCATGGATTTGTACAAACTCATCTTGGCACGACTTAGAGCCATCAGCATCATAGATCCCAAGGAGTTCACTAATTACACTCCAAAACAATTGGTTGAGCTTGGTTTTGCTGATTTAGTTAAAGTCCACATAAAGAATGAGCCAACGAAAATCGATAAATTGGAACAAGGACGAGCAAGAATAATAATGGTGGAATCCATTGCAAATGAGATTCTCTTGAAAATCTTGTTCGGGCCTCAAACCAAAATCGAGATTGAAAACTGGGAAACCTGCCCATCCAAGCCGGGCTTTGGAGCCTCGACCGATGAACAATCCGCAAAATTATATGCATCCGTCACTAATCCTGATGGTGCTTACGATTCGGATATGTCCGGTTTTGACTGGTCCATGAACCGCTGGATGTTTGATATGGCCATTGACGCGCACTTGCTTAGAGTAGGTGCTTCCGATGGCTCTATCTACGCTAACGCCTGCCGAAACATGATGCACATTCTAAGCAACTCGCTGTACCTTACCTCGAACGGAGATGTGGTGGAGCTTGAGGAGCAAGGTGTCATGAATAGCGGCTCGGCTTTAACGTCATGGCTGAACTCTTTAGTTCGCTATATGGTGGGGATTCTAGCGGGCCATGAATTCATCATCACCATGGGTGATGACGCAGTCCAC